CCACTGGTCATTCCGATAAGCTGACCAAGAGCAAAACCACCAAAGTTACCATTGCTCATCCGAATTTCACCAAGGGCAATACGAAGTTGGCTATATGGGTCGGTAGGAATCTTTTGGTCGAAGCGGAGAACCTTGCCAAAGATTTCAACGGCATCGGTAGAATTTGTTGCGGGTGAAACGATCTGCTTTACAGTTTCACCAATGACAAACTTTGTACCATTTGAGTTTTCAATGTCAAAGAAATACTCGGTCGCAAACTTTTCTTGAATTGCATCAATTTCCTTGATACCCGTAGAGAAGTCCTCGTCGGAGTATTCGAACATCTCACATTGTAACTTATAGACTGGAACCTTGGAGAGTTGATAGAACGGAGACTTGTGTTCAACAAACTTAATGACAAAGAACGAACGAGTGAGTGGGAAGAAGATAAGGTCACCTTCATTCGGACGGCCCGAAACAATCTCATTATTGTAGAGACCAACAAGTTTTTCCCATTGACGCTTTGAAACTACAAAGGTTGCTTGGTCACGAATCTCAAGACCAAACTTTGTGAACAGCGTACCGTCACCGTCAAAGCCATCCACATTCTCAAGATACATTTCAATAACATACGCGTCGGTAAATTTGGATTCAATGTCCTCATTTAAAATCATATCACGTGAGACCATACTACGAGGAATGTAGTACATCTCGTGACCATAGATGGAAAGCGCTTCTACAACCAAATCTTCATAAAGATTTTGTTCAGATTTTGCACCTTGAGAAAAATAAACATTACGAGGCATTTAAAATCCCCCTTTTACGTTCCCAAAATGCTTTTCTAGCTAGAGCCATTTTTTCTTTAGTTTCAGGAGATTTTAATACACCCTTAAGTTTACCTTTATTTGCAGCACTAATTTTATCGCGTGTCAGTTGTGTAACTGGCAATCCGTATCTACCATTGGCTTCTCCACTTCGATCAACACTAGCAAGAAATACTCGAGGCTTGGTATTACCAAATGTTTTAAATGGATTTAATTCGGAAAGATTTCTTTCTGTTACATCAGGTCGTTTTTTTCCAATCTTACTTATAGAAATTTTTCTTTTTGCTTCTTGTGTATGCTCCTTTAAATGATAAAGACCATTTCCATTATGCTGATTATAAAACATTAAATCATCTTTAGCATTAACTGTTTTAAGAATTTCAGTTTCTAATTTTGCCATATCTTCTGAAGTCCCATGAGCAATAATGAATCTTTCAAAATTTTGTGGATTGATTTGGTATTCTTCCATTAAAACCTTGCTGGAACAAACATACCCGTCATCTTCACAACCCTTATGCCACCCAATATAAATCTTATTGGTGGTTTTGTTACGCCAAGAATATACGAATGCTTGTTTCATAGATTAACCAATAAGAAAATCCACTGGCTTTGCGTATCTGAGTTCCATGTCAATTTCAAGTTTCTCAATTTCTGCATTGGCATCTTCAAGAATCTTCATGCCATTCATTGTAACGCCACCAGGAAGTTGCATACCTTCAAACTTACTCATATTCTGACCCCATTGGCGCTTGATCAATGCCGTGGCATATTTCTTAAGGAACATGTCATTATAGACCTTGGTGTGTGCACCCGAACCATCTCTCTCAAGAGTTTCGTATGCTTCAATAATGATCCAGTCTCCCACCGCGATGGTGTAAGAGAAGTCCATATCAATGAACAAACGGTTCATATGGCGGTTAAAACGAATCGGAGGAACACCATTCAGAATCATATCCAGCATCTCAAGGAACTGGCGGGTCTCAACGTAATTTACAAGTGCTCCTGCATACTGAAGGTCATATACGTCGTTCAAGTGCATTTGGTAACGAGCCGACCACATACCCGATGAATTGGATGAGTTGTTCGTGAGTGGCAGCACTCTTGTAATAAACAAGCAGCTATCCGGAAGGTCAACGTATTTGTTTGCTGCAATCTCGGTGGTTACCTGAACCTTGCGATACGTTTTGAGCGTAGCGTCCATATGATACTCATTCCAGAATTGAAATGCTTCGTCAATACGGTCGTTTACCTGATCGTCATCAACATTAATCTCCAGAACAGGAGCACCGAGTGAACGGAGGCAATAGTCAATTAATTCTTGTCTAGATGATGGTGCAGGCATATCATCTATTTATATGTTCTCACCACTTACCTATTGGACACTTGAGCGACGATAATCTTGACTTGGCTTCCATAAAACAACCGCACTTGGTGCATCTATTGTTTTTATAGAATTCACAGGCGCCGCAGGTATCCATACGAGCCTTAATAACTTCTTGCGGTGCAATAATGGGTTGGTTACTGGAAGCTACCGTATGTAGATCCTTAACCAGATTTGATACCTGAATTCCGATGCTTGGAGTTTCCATGGATTAAACACCCTTTTCAAGTCTTTCAATTCGTATTAGAATGTCCTTTATGGATTCTATGAGAACGGCAGTGATACGCTTATAGTCGATTTCATTTGCTCGTCCCGAAGAATCCAAAGACACTATCTCCGGAAGTATTTTGGCGACCTCTTCGGAGATTAGACCCAATTCATTTTTCTTGGAGTTATCGACAAGATCATACTTCACACCCCTAAGATTCTTTACAATCTTTGAGGCATTTTCTATTGTTTTAACATTCTTTTTATAACGAATAGAATCCATTCAAAATAACTTTAAGAAAATAATGAACCTAGGCTGCTACTGCCTGAACGGAAGCCCGAATCGTATCCATTGGCTCCAGGCTGAAAATAATCAGAAATATCGGTACTGCCGTTTCTAAATCCGATGTCGGCTCTCTTAGCCGTATCACTGTGACGTGCTTCGTAGTAGCTACGAATGTCGGTACCATTTTTAAAAAATCCTGTGGGGTTTGGAACGGTTAAGTAATACCATGTAGCATTAACCGTGAGATATGTTGTTCCTGAAGTATGCACTTGTTGAGTTCCCGGAGCATCGCCAGTATATCCATATCCATAGATACCGTAATAACCAGCGTTTGCAACTGTCAAACTTCCATCTACCGAATAGCATTGTTGGTAATAGTAGTTAACAAACGTCGACCAGATGATACCTAAGTCGCCCGTCGCAAAAATCATGAACCAACTATCTCCGTCATTTGCACAACCATCCACGTGCACGGTGATCGTGTCACCCGCATTAATATTTGTCGAGCTTAAACTACAATTGACGTATGCCATTATGAGGCTTTAGTGAGTCCTGTTTTTGCAAGAGTCAGTTCTGTAATGTAATCGTCGTCGTCCGACCAAGCATTGTATTCTTCTTCAGTAATAATCATATTGACGCCCTTAATCATTTTCATATCGGCATCAACTAATGTATATGCAATTATCTTTGGTCCTTTTAGACGTACCATTACTACAATAATGTCGAGATACTTAACTGTTTTTCCATCAACCTCAACTGGATTTACTTCGATCATATTGTTCATAATTTAGATTTGAGTTCGGCAACTTCGGCTTTTAATTCTTTGATCGCTTCAATGAGGAGTGCGGTGATGTTACCGTAATGAACGGCTTTGTTATTTTCTTCCGTCTCAATATTTTTATATTCATAGACAACTTCTTTTAGAACAGGTTCTACTTCCTGAGCAATAACACCAATCATACGGTCGGGCTTACCAATGTAGTTAAAGTAATAACCATTCATCTGCATTACTTTATCCAAAGCATTGTCAATGCGAACAACATTCTCTTTTAATCGAATATCGGAAGCATCTCCGTATGCTGTAATTGTTGAATTTGCAACAATGGTACCGTTACTGTGAAGACGAATGACTGCGCCACCGGTTCTGTTTCCTGCGTGAATGCGGACACCATAACTAAAACGCATTGCGCAATAACCATCATTTAAATCAACAATATCCCCGTCATCGGCAAGAATAATACCTCCTCCGGTTGCATTGCCTGCACTTACGGTAATGTTATTATTAAATGTATTTGTTCCGGTCCAGGTTTGCGTATTACCTAAAATTGTCGCACCAGAAGTACCTTGAGCACCAGTTGCTCCTGTACCACCTGTACTTCC